CCCTACTCCTTACTTATTACCTTAAACTTCTTCCTTTCCTATCTTTTGTTTATCAGGATGTACCCATTTTTAAATATTTTCCATGCTTTTTTATTTCCCTCTTGACATTTTGTAGGATTTGGGGTATAATAAAAGAAAAAAGGAGTAAATGTTATGCCTTTCAATGCACTCGCAATGGCCCATACCGCACCGATATGCTCACCTATTGGCAAAAGCTCATAAAGAATATTGAGTGGTCAGCATACCACGGCTATGACTACTATGTGCTTGATCCTCATGAATGGCAGCATATAGATAGGTTGCGCGAATACGGATTTGAAATTGTATATAATGATGTTTCGTGTCAGTATGTTGCGCGATGGAACATATAACTGCAATTTCATTTTCATTCCAATTTCATTTATAGGAGTGGAATTTCATTTTCAATTTCCCTAAAATGTAGGAATGGAATTTCAATTTTATTTTTCCCTATAATTTCATTTTGGAATTTCAATTTCATTTTGCCCTAAACCTACCCCTTACAATTTCATTTTCAAATGCCCCTAATCCTACCCCTACAATTTCATTTTCAAACCTCCTTTCTTTTGTGGGTACGACATTGATTTTTTTAAATCCTAAAATTTGACTTTTGCGCGCAAACGTGATATAATGGGGAAAAGTAAGGTGGGCGGTGATTTTATGGCAATATCCGAATACCCCATTGACGAGGAGTTTTGGAAATGGTGGAACTCCTACTGGGAAAAAGTTGACATTTCAGAAAATTTGTGTTATAATTTTAATAGAAAAGAAGATAAGGAGTATGTTTGTGATGGAACTGATGAAATTCCTGAATAGCCACCCGCAAGACTGGCGGTCTTTGCTTGCGGCGGACCCCTATCGTTTGGAGATACGGCAAGACGGCGACTATTTCATTTTGAAATACAATATGCTGATGTCTAATTTCAATTTGAAAGTAGTGCGCGAAGCCCGTGGTGCTATTGTGCGCTTTGAGCCTGAAACTAACCAGTGGATTTGTGTTTGCCATCCTTTCGATAAGTTCTTTAATTATGGGGAGCATTATTCTGCGGTTCACGATATAGATTGGGAAACTGCGACTGTTCAGCAGAAGGTAGATGGTTCTCTTATTAAGTTTTGGTATGATAGGGGCGAATGGCATATCTCTACCAACGGTACTATTGACGCAGAAAAGGCAGAGTGTGGCGACTACAATTTCAAATCGGTAGTAATGAAGGCAATTGAAAAAATAAATGGGTTTTGGGATGCCCTTAATCCTACCCGTTGTTATATGTTTGAACTCACCAGTCCCTACAATCATATCGTAATACGATATAAGGAGTTTGGTCTGTGGTATTTAGGTTGCCGCGATATGACTACTGACGAAGAACTGAATGAGGAGTTTGCGGCCGAGGGTATTCTTGTGCCCGAAGTATATCCACATCATTCTCTTTCTGGCTGCGTTGAAGCGGCGCACGAAATGGGCGATGATGAAGAAGGTTATGTAGTTTGTGATGCTAATTTTAACCGCATAAAAATCAAGGGAGACGAGTATTTGCGGCTACATAAGATTAGGGGTAATGGACCTTTGACTGTTGTGCGCGTGGTAGAGATGTATCAGCAGGGGACTCTTGATGATTTCATTGCTTATTATCCTGAATTTGAAGATTTTGTTGAAGAAGTAACCAGCCGCATACGGTATTGGATTGCGGTTTGCGATACCGCATTTCAAGTTATTAGGAGTGTAGTAGGTGAAGATGCGCCTCGCAGTGATTTTGCCTATTATGCTACCTCCTACCATCAACTGGTGCGCGCGTTCCTGTTTGCACGATTAGATAACAAGGTTGAAGATGCGACCGATTATTGTAAGCATATGCGTGCGCGCACCCTTGCTTCTTACATTATGGCAGAAATGGAAACGACCAAGATTGGAACGGGAGAGGATGAATAATTTTAATATTGAGTGCCCGTATTGTGATGGCCGTATGATACTCAAAAAAGTGCCAAATATGAAGTGTATGTCATATTATTGTGAAGGTTGTAATGCTATTATGCATCTCTCCCGTTATGATGAAGAATATGTAAAAGCTTTTATAGATACTATTAAAAAGAAAAGGAATAAAGTGGAATGAATAAGGCGACAGACGATTTAATTTCAAGGAAACAAGCAATTGAAGAAATATTAGCACTTTGTCCAAAAGAAACCAAGCCTGACAGTTTAGACGAATATGGCGCAACAATATTGTATGGAATCGTTGATGTAATACTTAAACGATTGCCTGCCGTGAACACGCTGAAACCGCGCCTTATAACCGCGGAAGAGTTTGTAAATGCTGATAAATATGGTTTTCTACCAGTCTGGACGGAAGAAAAGGATGGAGATTTATACTGCGAATGTATACCGTCTATGGCGGTTAAAGATGAAGGTTATAAAGTTCAGTATCGTTTCTGGACATCCCGCCCAACCGACGAGCAGAGGGAAACAACACCGTGGATGATTATTGAGGAGTAATACTATGGAAGAAATTATTAACATTCTTATGCGGCGAGACGGTATGACGAGAAATGAGGCTGAACTGCTTATTGATGAAGTAAGTGAGGAAATGGTGGCCGCATTTTATACGGGCGATTATCAGGAAGCAGAAGATATTATTGCGTCTATGTTGGGACTTGAACCAGACTATTTGGATTACTTTCTTATGTAGGTGAAATATTATGGGAGATAAAGCATTTCAAATTACCGCTACTAAAATTCAAGTCGGGCCAGATAATTCTGCGCCCGCAACCGAACCTGAAACGGAGCAAACAGAAAATGAAGAACCTTAAAAATTGGTTAATAAATAAATTAGGCGGCTACACCCCAGAGCAATATGAGGGCAAAACAAAAGAAAACTATTGGCTTAAAAAGGAAGTAGCCTTTATTACAACTACTTATGCGCCAACCACTATAAAATGTGCCAAGGGAATCCCCTGCGAAGATGGCGATTATGAAATCTATACACGGCAAGAAGTCGCCGCAGACATAGGCCAATATCTATATGATAGAAATCTTATTGAATGGAATGTCCACGATAATACCTTAATTGGTTGCGTTCGAGTTTTAGTCCCGCACTCAACCGAACCTGAGCATAAAGAAGTCAAATAAAAAAATCCCGAAACCCCCAAGGAGAAAATCAAATGAAATACATTAAAAAACCTATTCCCGTAGAGGCTATTCAGTTGCCTCTACGTTGCCCCACAGCACGCGAATACCTTGAATGGTCAAAGCAAGCGCCAGCATGGTTACACGACCATGATATTTGGATGACTGAAGAAGGCTTGACTATTCCTACATTAGAAGGGAATATGTTATGCGGCTGGGGCAGTTATATCATACAGGGCGTACAAGGTGAAATATATCCCTGTCATAAGGATGTATTTGAAGAGACTTATGAACCGGTGAAAGAATAATGGAAGAATTGATTTATCGCCGTGATTGCGATTTGTTTGCTGAAACAATGAATTATGAAGGCGTAATTCGTGATTTAATGGCCGATTACAGCCTTACTTGGGAAGATAATTTAGAAAATAATGATTTTGATGAAGATAAAATATATGAATTTGCGCGCGAGCTACTACAACGAGCACAGAACGTAATTGATAGTGCTGATACAATCGCTTATGAAAAAGAAAAGTATGAGCCTGGTACAGGTGATACGGTTTTTACCTATGTTCGGTATTTAACTTATGAGGAAAACGATGAATAAAATTATTAAAAATTATATTAAAGAAGCCGATTATAATGAACTCCTTGATATTATGGAGTGCGCACATAATTCCATATTAAAGTTAATTGCTGAAAAGGAAAATTCCTGGGAATGGATGATGTATATTATAATGATGACTGCTGATTATAGAGATCGTTTACATCTTATGGCGGCACCGCAAGAGCAACATTATTATAATTGTACGAATAATAATTATGAATAAGTATGTATACTTTCTTTAAAGATAATAAGCAAGGAGACAGGAGAGGTCCTAGCAAAATGGAAACCCCTGACAATAAATGAAAATGTTCACACATTTAGTAAAGAAGCCGACAGGCTACATTTGCGGCAACTGCCGCATGAAACAGCAGGAAATTAAAGAAACTTGTTGGTTTTGTGGTTATTTTTTCTCTAACTATGAAGTTATATTATTAGAAAATTATAAGGAGCAGCAAAATGGTGAGAGTGGAAGAATTTGAGGATGAGTATGATTTAAATAAGTTTTTAATTGAAAATAGAATTACACGCGAACAACTAATAGATATTAAATATACTGGCACGGGTCATATGACGCACTTCCTACTAATTTATGAAGAATAATATTTGACAAAATCCCCAATTTCTGCTATAATTATTATAGTAAAGAGAGAGGGGATAGTTTATTATGGAGATTATGAAGGCCGCTACCGCACGCGCAAAGACAATTGAGGCTATTGAAGCCAAGCGTATACGCATGATTAACATGATAGATGCTCGTATTATAGCAAGCATTTCTGCGGGTCAATTTGAATGTAATTTCGTAATTGACTCTCCTGCGGTTCAAGATGGACTTTTTGATTATCTTACTTCTCTTGGATATACCGTCCACTTTTCACAAACTGAAAAGAATCGCTTGAAGAATGGTCCAGATAGCCGCATTATGAATGTTTCTTGGGAGGATGCTATACAGTGAGTAAGTATTGCGGCCGTTTGTTCAGAAAGGAGAATATGGAGAGTATGCGTGAGTTTGTTATGACTGCGGGCATTAGTAGTAGCGGAAAAACCCGCTGGTGCTATAATAATTATAATCCTGCCACCGACGTAATCCTTGATTCTGATGAAATCAGGGAAGAGTTGTGGGGAGATGTTAATGACCAGCAGAACCCCGATAAAGTGTTTAGCGAAATGTTCGCGCGCACGAAGATGGCGCTTTTAAATCAGTGTAGTGTTTATTACTGCGCGACTAACCTTAATATGAGGTATCGTATTCATACTCTCAAGCAGATTAAGCGTCTTTTCCCTGATGTAAAGTGCCGTGTTGTTGTATTCAACACTCCCCTTCCTATCTGTAAGGAATGGAATAAGAAGCGTGAGCGTCAGGTACCCGAGTGGCTTTTTGAGCGGCAGATGAAGACTTTCCAGATGCCGGTCTATAACGAAGGCTGGGATTCTATTGAAATAATTACTCCCGCAGAATATGATGTGAAAAAGTTCGCAGAAGATATATGGAATGATGTGCGCGCGGCAGGCTCGCAGGATAATCCCCACCATACTCTTTCTCTATACGACCATCTACTGGATTGTATTAATAAGGTTGATGCTACTTGGCTACCTTTTACTGAACAAGTAAATATGTATTCTGCCGCGGGAGTTCACGATATTGGTAAGGCTTATACTCGTAGTTATGATGACAAGGGCATAGCGCATTATTATTCTCACGATAGTTATGGCGCATATCTTGCTATGAATATGGGACTACCGATTGAAGTTATTCAGTTGGTTTGCTATCATATGAAACCCTATGATGCCAAAGGGGCTTCTACGTGGGAAAAGCGTTTGGGCGCAGACCTATGGAAAAAGATTCTTATTTTACATGATGCCGATGAAAGGGGCCATTAATAATATGAGATACTATAATGAAGAAGATTTGAAAGTGCCGCTACACTATCGGCGGCAAATTTTAGAAACGGCAAAGCCAATCGAAGTTTCATTTTGTCGTGATTGTCCCTTGTTTGAAACAAACTATTGGCAGCCAGATCCTGAAACTCAAATAGAAGGCTGGTGTCGCGGCCGTTCCTATTATCGAACGTTTGAGGATGAGGTTCCAGTATTTTTCTATACCAATAGCAATTCTTTCTGTGATAAAAGGACAGTGGTAAATAATGAGTAGTTTATTTTTGGCGCTGCTTATTGTACTATTTTTAGCGTGGTTTAATAATAAAAATACAGGCGGTTACGTTTAATGGAAGTCTTATCAAGAAAACACCCTGGCATAATGATTATATGCCAGGGCTGTGGTGCAGTTTTAGCTAATATACAGCCATCGGATATTTATGGAGAAAATTTAGTTTATTGCCCACTTTGTAAGTATTGTAATGAATTAGATTATCGAAAAAACTACGATGGAATTGTGCGGGAGGAAAAGAAAAATGTATAATCCTGATTATGGTTTTATTCAACAAGGATGGGAATGTCCTAAATGTCATAGAATTTATAGTCCTAATCAATCCTTTTGTTTGTATTGCAATGATAAAAGAGTAACTTATGCCACCGGAACAAGTGCTATACCTGAATGGATTTATAAAGAAAATACATCAACTGGAAGAGTAATTGATGATTGGTGGAATCGTCCAACATCAATATCTTGGGAAGATATGATACGAAGAACGGGGTTGTTAGAAGATGACTAATTATGGAACTGTAATTTGCCCATGCTGTGGCACATTATTGAATGTAGTAATTAATGGTATGGGAGAAGCACACGCTACATTAGAAAATCCTATACTAAATACTTCTTATTCATTGGCTACAAATCAAATAATGCAAACGCAAAATACAAATTGTTCAATGTCGGATTTAATAAATTTTATGATAAATAAAGGAGAATAAAATGATTATTTCTGCGGCCTGCTATGGCTATATAAATGGCGATTGGGTAATTGTGCCTTGCCATCGACATTCAGATTTCTTTGAAATTATGAAAATACTGAAATGTAGTTATGATAAAACTACAATCCAACAAGGATTTATAGATTATAAAGACAGTTCCAAAATGAGACGGTTTGTTTCGCGCGAAGACGCAGCAAAAATCGCGTTTGAGTGCGGGCAAATAAAAGAGTTAAAAGAACGGTTATTTTCAGAAGATATTTATTAGAAGGTGGGTTATGACACAATGTATTATAATTAAACAAGAAATTGAAAATACTCCTGAAAATCGCTTATATGCGGCTGCGCAATTGGGTGAAATTGCGTATAAATTATATATTTATTTAGATTCTTATCCCGCTTTGACGATTCCTTATGAAAGAATTAAGTTTGTTAAAACCATAGACACTAATTATAAAAGCGCGGATAAGGCCTTTCAAACATTACTAGATAAAGAATATTTATGTAAACGTGATGATAAATATTTTTTTATTCCACGCCCAGAAGAAAAAACTAGGATTCAGTTCTAGTATGATAACTTCTATACTGAAAGTAAGAAATACCTTACTTGAAACTTTGAAGTAAGAAATACTTCCATTCGTAGGGAGGCATAGTGCGCCCACGACCGCACAGGAGAGAAGAAGGATTGCTAACAGGATTATTTTAAGAAGGATATTAGGATTTCGCGCAAGCGCGAAAATGGAGGAATTAAATGAAATATCCAATGATATTAACTGAACACTATGACAACTATGAATGTCGCTTCGATTCACAAACTCTTGAATGGGACTATGATAACTTTAAAGGCAAATACCACGTTCACGACCTTTGCGGCGAACCAGAAGATGCGATTATTGAGCGCGCACTTTTTACCGCGGATGATTTTATTGCCGCAGTTGAATGGGGTATGGCGCTGGGTCGTAAAGGATACACAGAAATTGAATTAAAAAATAGTTGACTTTTTTCAAAATCTATGATATAATTATTATAGAAAGTGGAAAGGAGATACTCTATAATGAATAAAAACGAGGTTTTCGCGCACTTTGCCTCTATTATGGACAATATGCTTGATACTTCCCTGTTTTTCTGTACTTATTGGCAGCAACCTTACGGCGCCGACGATTTCTGTGGCAGCATTGAAGATGAGGCTATGCCCGAAAATCTTTCTATTCATTTTGGAGCAACCCGCGGATGTATTGTTGATGAAGACTACGATTATGTAGTTAAGTTTGATGTTGAGGAAGACTCCTACGGTTCTGCTTGTGAACGTGAAGAAGCGATTTATGCTCTGGCGCAGAGAGAACAACTTGACCGATATTTCGCCGAATGTATATATTTGGGCACCTATACCAAAACCATTCGCTTTTATGATGTTGAAGATATTGTTCGCTGTATGAGTTGGTGGGGATACGACTGGCAGCAGTTTGAAGAAGATTTTATTAATCATGAAGATGACTTTGGTGAAATCCACGATGTAATTATTTCTGTCCCGCTTTATGCCTATCCCAAAGCCACACGCCACCGCCCTATGGGGATACAAGGTGATGTTGATGAAAATGAATATATCAGCAAAGCGCAGAAGATTCAAAGCCCTATGCGCGATGAGAATCTAGTTGTGGCAATTGATTTTATTCGTCAGTATGGGGAAGTGGAATATTATCGTATTACTGATTTCCTTTTCGCCCAAGATGTAAATGATTTACATCAAAATAATCTTGGTGATATTAATGGTCATTATACTTTGATAGATTATAGTGGATACCATAATGGTTATAGTGAATATTCAAGTCAGTCAACATTTGACTGACTTTTAAAATTATGGTATAATAAATGTATCAAAGGGAGAAAGGAAAAATATTTAGTGAAAGAGCGGTTTTTTGAAGAGGCTAAAAAAGAAAGCCATTTGTCTGATTATCACGGGGCGCATTTGGGCGCATTGGCAGTATACAAAGATAAGTTTATACTTGCTCGCGCGCACAATACTTCAAAAACCAACACCACTCAATATTATTATAATCGCTATCGTATAGAAGATAAAAGCGATATAATGCTGAAACCTGCCCGCGCGCACGCTGAAACCAATCTTTATAGAAAGATTCGTTATTTGGATGTTGATTTTAAAGATGTAGTAGTCTATATTTATAGAGAGCATAAGAACGGACAAATGGCACTTGCGAAGTGCTGTCCTAGTTGTGAAAAACTTTTGCGCGACTTGGGCATAAGAATAGTTTGTTATAGCGATGCGGAAGGATATGTAGAGGAAAGATTTTATAAGAAAGGAAAATGATATGAAACCAGTAGCACAAATGTTGATAGGTTCCCAAAATTATATGTTAGATGGCCCTGATTCTGATTTTGATTACAAACTTCTTATGATGCCCGACTTTAACGATTTCTATAATTATCATAAAGTAGATAAACACGATTTGCCCGAAGGGTATGACCCAGAACATTATAGTGTTATGAGTGTTCTTACATTTGATAAGAACATTCGTAATGGTAATGTTAATGCGCTTGAAATGCTCTTTTCTACTTACATTAATAGTGGGAAAGATATGGAATTATATTTAAGCGCAGCCAAACAAGCCTATTTAGAGGGTTATCTTTTTATTGTATGGGATAAGTTTATTGCTACTATTGAGGGGTTGATTAAAAACTCTCTTGACCGATACGGAGCAAATCGTAAAAGTGTTTCGCGCGCTTTATACTTAATTTATCTATGCCATTATATCGCAGAGCACGACTTTGAAATTAATATTGAAACTTGGAGCGCGAGTGAAGTTTATGAGCGTCCGCGCGAATTAAGATATAATGATAGTATTGAGTTGCCAACAAAAGAAACTATCTTTCATATGGTAGATACAATGAAGGTGCTAACTGATAATTGTCGTAATTATCATCGCCTCATGAATTCTGAATCTGAACTCAATTTAATTGCGGCTTGGGACGATGATTTGGCAACCTGTATGAAAAATATTGTGAAAGGATATTTAAAGAAAGAACTATGACCTTATTTAAAAAGAAACCTAGTATTCCCGCTCTGCACTATTCTTTAAACTTAAAAGCAAAAGAAGCAAAAGAAAGCAATAAAACCAGTTTTTACTATACACTTGAACCTCATGAAATTCAACAGGCTAGTTTATGGGCTATTCATCATCATTATTGGATAGAATTAAGTCATAAAACTGGAGAAAAATTAGTCTATAAAATTAGTGGTATTTAAGGAGATTATTATGAATAGAGCGCAATATGATGATATTTATTATGAGTGGGAAATAAATAGGGTATTCATAGAATGTATGGATTATGAGGAGGAAGAATGCTTTGCGCGAACCCTCCATAGGCTTCATCATTGATTTATATTCACCTTATCAGAAGAATAACAATGTTATTCAAGTATTTAAAATACATGGAATATCTTATTGTATCCGCGAAATAAATCACTTTGAGTGGGGTCAGCCGCAATTTCCTGAAAAGAATATAGACGATGATTTTAATTGTTATCATGTCTATGCTACAAAAGAAGAAGCTTTACAATATATTCACGATTTAAAACGAATTGAAGGAAGTAGATTTTAATATGAAACTTAATGTTCTCACACATTTTCCTTATTCTAAACGTTATTATCTTAAGCACCCATGGCGCTGGTTTCGCCATTTACTGATAAATCTTAAAGATTTTTGGAACAGAGGCACACAAGGGTGGACATATACTGATGTATGGAATTGGGATTCATGGTTCTGTTCTATAACTCCGCCTATGCTACGCCATATGGCAGACGAAGGTTGCGCGTATCCAGGCGTAGAACCATTTAATACGCCAGAAAAATGGCATGATTGGCTATATAAAATGGCGGATACTATTGAACATTTACAATATGATGACTGGATGGATTATAATAATGAATATACAGCCAGTTATGAATCAACCTTTGCTTTGGATGGTAAAACATCTGCTAATGAAGCAGAAAAACAAGAAATTAGAAACAAATATTATAACAGATGTATGGAAATCAACCAAACTCGTAAAGTCTTTTTAGAGCAGTTTGGCAAAGAGTTTTTTAGTGTTTTAGATTCCTATTGGGATTAAGGAGGAAATTATGCTATATAGTAAGGAAACTACAATCGCTCAAATTGATTATCGCATTAATCTTATGAAGGCTCGAAGTGAAACTATGAATATGAAACTTATCGCTGCGCTAGAACGCGAAAAGCGAAATCTTGAAAAACAAGGGTGATGTTTATGTCATCTATTACTAGTTATGAAATGCACGATTGGTCTAGTGGAGAACTAATTAGTGAAGATTTATTAGATCATATAGAAAATGGAATTTATAATTTAAACGAAGAAGTTAATAATGCAATAGATGATATTTCATCATCTTTTGAAGAATTAAATAATGAACTTCAACAATTAAATAATTATATTATCTCAATGTCGCCCTCTAAAACAATAGAAGAAACAATAGTATCAATAGATGATGCCGCACCGCTAAATGCGGATGGTGTCAATGTGGCAATTGCGCCTGTACAGGACTTGCACGGGTATGATAATCCGTGGCCTGCGGGTGGGGGGAAGAATCTGCTGCCAAACGGAACGGGTAACTCGACAGATAAAAATGTCGAGTTCACAAGAAACTCAGACGGTTCGATAAGTGTTGTTGGTACAAATAATGGCACTGGCGCATCTGCTTATGTGTTAGTATATCAAATGACATTACCAGCAGGAGAGTATACGCTTACTGGTGGAATATCGTCTGACGTTACCGTTGCTGTTAGGGGCGGCAATGCAATAGGCGCAGCGATTGCAACTGACATTGGCGAAGGTAAGACTTTTACACTCGCAAGTGATAGCAATGTTGGTGTGGTTATCAGAGTGATATCTGGGGCAGCTAACATCAATACAAAAGTATATCCTATGATTTGTTTGTCGAGTGCATCTAATCCAACCGTTTTCGCCCCCTACTCCAACGTCTGCCCCATCACCGGCTGGACAGGGGCGAATGTGGTGAGGTCAGGGAAGAATCTGCTACAAACGACATTGACAAGCGGGACAAAAAATGGCGTTACATATGTTGTCAATGGCGATGGAAGCATAGTGTTTGGCGGCACTGCGACGGCAAACACCCAAATAGCGGTAGGGAATGTCACGCTTAATGCTGGGACATATGTAGTCAACGGAATAAGCGGGAGTTCTACTGCGAGTGTGTATCTACAAGTAACGAACGAAAGCGCAACGCAGCAGATTGCGTATACTGCTAACGGCGACAAGAGTTTTACTCTGCCAACAGCTCAAACTGTGCTTTTGCGTGTCGTTGTGATGAATGGCATTAGTCCGTCAGTAACCGTTTATCCGATGATTCGCCCAGCATCTTTCACCGATGCCACCTTTGAACCATACGTCGGCGACACCTACTCCGTGTCATGGCAGTCAGAGGCGGGAACCGTCTACGGCGGGACACTGGACTTGACGAAGGGCAAGCTGACGGTGGACTGTGCATTTTTTGAAAAGACTTTCAGCGCGATGGTAACAACCGCCGGGTCAGCACCTGCTGGGTATGTGGTTAAATCGTCCGGTCTGCTGCCACTGCAAGGCAATGTGGTTAGACAGTCTGAAATGTTGTTATGCAATGTCGCAACATATAATCCGTCGTCATCAATTACTAATTCCTGCCGAATAACTAGCAGCGGAAATTATATCTATTTCTGTTTGCCGGAGGACACAGACAGTAGCTTGGCTGTAACGGCAGTGTATCTGATTGCCACTCCCAGCGAAATCACCCTCACACCAACCGAAGTCCGCACTTTGCTGGGGCAGAACAACGTCTGGGCTGATTGCGGCGACACCACGCTGACATATCGTCAGGATGTTGGCATCCTGCTTAACAAACTTATAACCCCTACTACAAATTCAGAAGAGGAGTAATTATGTTCATTTTAAAACTTGTATGCTGTTTAGGTGGCTCTTTTCTCGCGGCAATTGCTATGGAACTTTTTATGAATTGGTGGCAATCACGTCCACTAACAGAAGAAAAGAGCGTACCTTTATATATTACAAAAAAACTTGACTTTTAACTTGATTTTTACTGTAATAATTATCGAAACAAGTTAAGGAGTATTTATGATTAAACTAAATAACCAAATCGTGCATTTTGATCATTTTCCTGATAATTCGTGTCGTTTAATTTTTAATTATACGCTTTATGGTGAGGAAAATAATATAACATTTTTATATGAAAATGATGAAGAACTTATTCAACTTTATTATTTAATTAGTTATATCAAGGCACGTCAATTACCTATCTATCTTACAATGCCCTATATTCCTAATGCGCGGCAAGATAGAGTGAAATCTAATGAAGATGTTTTCACTTTAAAGTATTTTTGTAACTTTATTAATGGGCTTGGTTTGGATAAAATTACGGTATTTGATCCGCACTCACCAGTCTCTGCCGCGCTACTAGACCATGTTGTAGTAGAAACACCTGCGGACTTATTACAACAAGTATATAAGCAACTGCCGCAAGACACATATTGCGCTTATCCAGATGGTGGTTCATATAAACGTTATTGCACGATGTTAAAAGTGCCTGCTGTATTTGGTGTTAAAGAGCGCGATTGGGAAACTATGATGATACGTAATTTGCGTCTTGCAGGCAGCACACATATTATTGCAGGTCATCCATTCCTTATCATTGATGATATTATATCTAAAGGCAGTACCATTTATTGGACGGCCAAGCAATTAAAAGAGCGTGGAGCAACCGATATTTATGTTTACACGTCGCATTGTGAAGATACAATTCTTAAACCCAATCTTAATGGACATTCACTTGTGGATATACCCAATTTAATTACAAAACTATATACAACCAATTCTATTTTTACTAAACAGCACCCTAAAATTGAAATTATTAAGGAGTTTTAAAGATGAATCTAAACATTACAAAGGAAAATGCTCGGTTTATTGTAAATCCCGAAAAGCGCAAGGTCGTATGTATTATTGAAGATACACGAGATTTGTTTATTAATTTTGTAGAAAAGAACCTTCCAATCAAAACCTATTGCCGCAGTATGTGGGGCGATAAGCATTTTGAAAAGCAACTACTTATGCCTAATCGTTTTATTGGTATTGCCACTTGTGATATTACAGATGAATGGAATGAAGAAACTGGTAAACTAATTGCTTTTTCGCGCGCGAAAGATAATCTTCATAAGTCTTTCTTTAAGCGCGCAAACACTTACATCAACAACATTGATGATTGGCTAACAGAAGCAGTGGAGCGTATTAACACCTATGGTGATAAAATTACTCGAAATACAGAACGGCGTCATAATCGTATTGCGGCCTTACTAGGAGAAGAGGAGTAATGGGAAGCCGCATAATTTTACCATATCTAAACAGTGATGAATATATTCAAAAAATTGTCCCATCTGATAGTGTTTTTCTTAACGTCAAACTTCCAACTTTTGATGAATATGAAATTAATCCTGTATTAGATTTACCAGATGATATAGGGTCAGAAGTAAAAACGGCAATCGAACAACAATATAATGAATGGTATTCGTGGTTCACTAGTCCCGAAGATATACGAAAATGTTTAGCCCCCATTGTCGGCACTGGTTGGGATATTTTTTCAAATACTCCTATTCTATATTTTCCTAAATTTACTCCGATATTAGATGAAAATACAGTTAGTATTCATAATAATAAAGAAAATCTAATTTTAATGGGCGCGCAAATCAATCAATTACATATTACCGATTTTATAGATTTTTTCAGAACAATTCCTGAAATATGTAATTATTTAAATTTAAATGAAGATGATATTATTAATAATCCTTCAAATATAGGCTATCATCCTATTTTTGGTTTGCGCATAATAGATTATGGATTATACAACACTTGACTTTTATTAAAATTTCTGCTATAATTATTATAGAAAAAAGAGAGGAAAGGACTATGGTAAGAATGTTCCCGAAATACAACGATATTAATGATTGGAAAATCCTAGAAGTCCGCACCATTCATGCCTATAATGAAGCAGAAACCGCTATTGAGGTTTTAAAGGTCTATATTGGCGAAGTAGATAAATATGAAGTAACACTTGGTTGGAACTATAAAGCAGAAACTTTTTCGATAATTCGGTGGATCAGTCGTCAAGAGTATGAAAGACTAAAAGAGGGAGCGGGAACTATTATATGGTAATGTGGTATTGGATTCCAATCACACTTTTTATAGGAATGGTGCTTGGTGTATTTTTAATTGCCCTAGTATCAGCAAATAATAAATAAGGGGATAATATGAGATATTACGAAGAAGAAAAGGAAACACAGCCGCTAGTAGAAACAGAGATTGGTTGTGGATATTGTTGGGATAAGAAAAGAAAGAAGAATAAGGAATTATTTTTCTTGGATGCGGCTAACAATATGAGGGTTTGTAATTATTGTCCATATTGCGGCCGCAAGTATGAAGAGTAAGAATTAACCTTCTTACTCTTTTTATTTACAGAATAAAAAACACTAACTTTCTAATAATCTCCATACTTTTTTATAGAAGAATTGTTGTTTAAGGAGGACTTAAAAACATATGTGGGATAATAATTCAGCACAACAAAATAATCAAAACATGAATACCGGATTTCTTAATTCAAGAAATTTTGGTTATGGTTTACCACATTATCAAGTAATTGAAGTGAATGGTGAAGAAGGCGCCAAAAGCATCAAAATGGCAGCCAATAGTAGTATTATTCTTGCGGACAAAAATAATCCAATGATTTGGTTCGCGCAAACTGATGGTGCGGGTTATTTAACCGTAACACCTTATGACATTATACCACATCAAACTAAGCCTGCTATAACTATAGATGACTTAGCACAAAGAGTATCTCAATTGGAGGATATTATAAATGCAAGGCAATCCAATTCTAAATCAACTAAGAAACAACAGCATCAGCAGCAACAATCAGATACCACTCCAACCGTATAAAGATGCGTTGAAACAAATTCAAAATAGTCCTAATCCGCAAATAGCATTGCAAAATATGCTAATGCAAAATCCTAATATTCAACAATTAACTCAATTGTTGAAGATGAATAATGGTAGTTTACAACAAATCGCGCAAATGCTCGCTAATAGACGCGGCGTAGACTTAAATGCTCTCCTGCGCGAATTACAAAGTTAATAATAATTACACTTCTGTATTTTATACAGGGGTGTTTTTATATATATTTTAATTTTTGAAAGGAGGTAATCTACTATGGATAATGGTGGACTATCAGCGGCTGATGTCGCCCTACTAAACAATGGAGAAAATGGTTGGGGCGGAATGATTTGGCTCTTTGCTATCCTTGCTCTTATGGGCGGTGGATTTGGTAACTGGGGCGGTAACAATGGTAATGCTATTCAAGCAGATGTAAATCGTGGTTTTGATAATCAGAACCTACAAGCGCAAACTCGCGATATTCTCGCGGCCGTTACCGCAGGCACCGCGCAATCCGTGGCAACCGCTAATCAGGTATATCATGACGTAGTTGGATACGTTGGTGATAAATATACCGAACTACAACGCGATGTTGCTGCTTTAGCAGTTGGTCAGGCTAATCTATTAGCTAACCAAAACTCTTGTTGCTGTAACACACAACAACTCATTCAACAGATGAATTATGAGGCTGCTATGCGCGATGCTGCTACTAATGCGAACATCAACGCTATGGGTCAAAAGATTGTTGACCTAATTGTTGGTAATCGTATGGATGAGATGCAGAATCGCATTAACCAGCTAGAGCTACAAAATCAGCTCGGCAACGTTGTTCGTTATCCCAATGGTTGGACCTATAATGCTGGCAACAGCCCTTTCTGCGGCGGCTGTAATATGTAATAGAGCGTATTGAGTACGCCAATAAATAAGGGACGTACTATTCAGTACGTCCCATTTTTTTATTACAGGAGATAGGTAGTATGAAAATTATTGAAATGCTTTCTGATAAGATTTCAGATGAGATTGAATGCGCAGAAGATTATATTAAATGCGCGCTAACCTATAAAGATGACCGCCCGCAACTAGCTGAAACGTTTTATCGTATAGCAAATGAAAAGATGGGGCATATGGGACTTTTACACACACAAGTAGTCGCAATTATTGACGAATATAGAAAAACCAAAGGTGAACCACCCGAGGCTATGATGACACTATATAATATCCTACACCGCAAACATATTGAACATGCTGCTGCGGTCAAAGGCATGATGGCATTATATAAAGAACAATAATATGGAGGAATTGTTATGTTACAAGCTTATAGTTCTAATCTATCTATTGCTGCTGATGCGGCATTTTCTTTTAATAATGTTACAGTGGATAAAGGGTGCGCTGAAAAATTATCTGGCCCCTCGTCTATAGAATTAAATAAGCGCGGAGTTTATTTAGTAGAAGTTGATGGCTTTGGCACGGGCGGTGCTGCGGGCACAGGTAGTGTTCAACTATTTGTAAATGGTGTAGCACAACCACAGGCAATTAGTTCTTATACTGCTGCCGCCGCAACAATTAGTAACTTTAATTTCAAAACGTTAGTTCAAGTGGCGGAAAATAATTGTTGTTGTAATAATGTTTCAAGCCCTACTGTTTTACAAGTTTTAAATAATGATGTTGCTTTAACTGATGCACATATTAACATAGTAGTAACCAAACTTTTTTAACTGGAGGACGCACAAATGACACTTGATGAAATCTTTGCTACCATTGCTACTCATATGGCAAAAGGATTAAAAGTACATAATGAAATAGCGACTGCTTTTTGTTTCTTAAATCTTTGCGGCTATCAAAAATGCCACGAATATCATTTTTTTGAAGAAAGTTATAATTATCGGTGCTTACATAATTTTTATTTAGACAATTATAATAAATTAATTAAAGAAAATGAAATAGAGGAAGTTAATATTATACCAGCCAACTGGTATAAGCACTTAAAAGCAGATGTGGATGCCAATACAAAACGTGCCGCAATAAAAGATTTAGCAAAAGCGTGGGTAGAATGGGAAAAAGAAACCAAACAGTTATTAGAAAAACTTTATAAAGAAGCATATGATTTAGGTGAAGTTTGTGCGGCGTTAAAAATAGGTTCTTTAATACAAGAAGTGAGTCAAGAATTACAAATAGCACACAGTAAACAAATAAATCTTGATTCGATAGGATATGATATTTCATTGATAATTGATGAACAGGCAGCAATTTATCAAAAATATTTAAATAAAATGAAACATATATACGAGGGTGATAATAATGATTAGGGTAATTCAACGTCGTTTAATCATTCCTCGCGGCGACACCGGTACCTTTTCTATTCCTATGCAGGGAACGGTGGAGAATGGAGATATAGCGGTTTTTGCTATTTATGATCCAATGATAAAAACAACTTTAAAAGAAATAAGAGTTGATTTAACTAGTGGAATGGATAGATTGGAAATACCCTTCAAATCCGCTGATACAGTTGAATTACCTTGTCGTAAATATCTTTGGGACATAAAGATTTATAAAACCCCAACTAAATATAAAACACCGGAAGGAGATATTATTTCTACAGATGATGGCATTACGATAGAAGATGATTTTATCCCTGTAGATGCTTCAGAAATCAACTCTTATTATGCTGCTTTCTCTCTTCCAATATGTGAAATTAAAGAGGTGACTCAAGATGTGTAAAGAGCGGTGGAGAACCCGTGATTTATTACTTGAGTATGACCCCTATGTTATGCCACCCAGACCTCGCGCCGCAGGTCTGGGTATGATTTATCCTTGGGAGCATATAGATATGAGTAATATGATTAAACAACTATATGTATTTTCTAAAAATAGTGGATATAATGGCACAGAACAAGATTTTATTACTAAATTTGGTTCTTATTTACAAAGCAAACAGATCTTATTTGATGTGTTTGATAATTTCCCAGAAACCGGCGCAGCAGATTTGTTATACTTCGATACAGAAGAAAAAATTATGTATTATTGGGATAATGAGTATCTACCAATTAATACACTACTTATCGAAGGCACTATTCTCAATGCTGGTACTTCTGTTGATTAAGGAGGATTTTAACAATGCTATTTTTTAATTTTAATGTAGCAACAGAACCAAATGATTATTTTGCTGATATGGATGATCAAATTTGGATTAAAAATAATGATGGCGAATTAGTATTATTGGAGGATGTACACGATGAAAGCAATAACTGAAAAATCTACTGGAGTAGAAGTTAAAATCCTTCAAAAATTTTTAGGCATTGATGCGGATGGGCAGTTTGGAAAAATTACTTCGGCAGCGCTTAATAAATGGAAAGAACAAGCTGGTTTAGAACCAAACGGCGCATTATCTGAAGCAGAATGGGTTATTTTATCCAAAACTTTACCTACTATCAAACAAGGTAATAAAAATAAATATGTTGCTATGTGGCAATTATTTTTAAACATTAGTGCAGATGGTGTTTTTGGAAGTAAAACCAAAGCTTCTACTCGCGCGTATCAATTAGCCAATAATGAAGTTGTAGATGGTGTAGTTGGACCTTCTACTTGGTTAAAGGCTTTTTCTTCTACAGCCCAAACAACTACAACTACAACTACTTCTAATACTGCGGGAAAGAAAAATGTACAACCAAAAAATTTTAAGCAGTATGATAGTAAATGGGGCTCTGTAGTATATACTAAAAATGGAACTTATAATAAAAAACAAACTATTAAAAACTCTGGTTGCGGTCCTACTAGTATGGCAGATATAGTTGCCACTTGGTGGGATAAGAACGCTACTCCTAAAACTATGGCGGCGTTATCCGTTCAAAAAGGATATCGCACTACTACAAGCGGCACGGCGTGGGGATTCTTTAAATATTGTGCCTCAAAATACGGAGCGAGCAAGTTTATTCAAACAACCTCTTACGCTACGGCAGAAGCCGCCATTAAGAATGGAGCATATGTAGTTTGTAGTATGAAGCCTGGCCTGTGGACCAAGGGTGGTCATTTTATTTGTTGGTGGTGGGTTGATGGAACTTACGTTTATGTAAATGATCCCGCTTCTGCGTCAAGTGCGCGCGCAAAAGCAAAGAAAACCCTTATGAAAGACCAGTGTAAGCAATACTTTATTTTTTATAAATAGGTGAATATACATGAAAATCGCAGATATAAGTGTATATCAAGGAAATATAAATTGGGAACTTGCGCGAAAAGAACTTGATTTGGTTATTTTTCGCGCGAGTGTAGGAAATAATGCGGATACAAAATATATTAAAAACGCTACGGGATGCGGAATACCGTTTGGTGTGTATCATTATTTTAAAGCAGGCACCGCAGAAGAAGCAGAAAAAGAAGCAAAGTTTTTTTATGAATGTGCTACAAAGAATGAGCTTCAACCGCTATTTTTCTGTCCTGATATTGAATATAAAACACAAACTTCAAAAACAACATTAGAAGTTTGTGAAAGTATTTTAAATACTTTAAGAGAATTGGGTACGAAAAAAGTTGGTATATATATTGGGCAAAGCCGCTACTCTTATATGAAGAGCATTAAAGATAAGTTTGATTTTATTTGGATACCAAGATATGGTCAAAATACTGGTGAAGCAAATGAAAAATATGCGCCAAAATACTATTGTGATCTATGGCAATATACTAGTAATGGGCATATAGAAGGTATTTCAAGTAGAGTGGATTTAAATAAAATCTACGGTAATAAAGACCTAAATTGGTTTTTAGGCAAATATGAAATTGAATCGCCACTAAAAAGAAGTTTATTTTACCTTTTGCGCGAAAAAGTGCGAAAAGGTAGCGAAGGCGAAGCAGTAAGAGAATTACAACTTACTTTAAATAGTTATGGATATTTATGTGGACGTCAAGATGGTGTTTTTGACGACCAAACAGATAAAGCAGTACGGGCTTTTCAAAAGGATTATGGACTCACGGTCGATGGTATATGTGGTCCCAAAACCGTACAAAAATTGATTGGCTGAAATGATGCCAAGTAGGTGAGTTTTATGGCAAATCATACCGTAAAAACGAGAATTCAGTTGAAAAATGATACTGAAGCCAATTGGAATAAGGCTATACATTTTATTCCACTGCAGGGTGAGGTCATCATTTATTCAGCTGATGACACTCACCCTTTTTCTCGTTTTAAGATAGGGGATGGAATTACCAATGTTATTGACTTACCTTTTTCTGATGCTCAAACCATAGATGGAAAATCTATAAGGGTTGGGACCACGGAAGAATGGCGAAGACAGTTATCATACATACCAAAGAAAGGTGATATTATTATTTATAGTGATAAAGCACAATTAGATGATGATACTGTTGTCGCAGGAATTAAAATTGGTGATGGTTTAGCATATGGTATTGACCTTCCTTTTTTGGGTGATGATATAGCAGAAAATTTGTTGGAGCATATGAACGATATGGTTCGACATATTACTGCGGCCGAAAGATTAAGATGGAATAATAAAATTACGTGTGATGACACGGTTGATGAAGAAAATTTAATTTTAACTCGTAATTGAGGTGAGTATAATGGCAGATATAAGTAAAATTACATTGCCTTCTGGTACTACATATGATATAAAGGATTCAGTTGCTCGTCAGGCGATTGCCGGTGGTGTTTCATTCATTATTGCTTGGGATGGCGAATCAACACCTGTTGTAGCAGATATTCCAAAAGGTGTAGTGGTTTATTATAGTAATACACAATATGTTGGCACATTAGAACCCACAGACGCAAATCCAGGCAGTTTTTATTTAGTTAGAACTGGTACAGGTTCAGCAGGAGCAGATATATTTGATGAATATGTTGTTATAGAGAATGGCGACGGGACTCGAGCAGCAGAGCCTACTCCTGACGGTAAATTTTGGGAAAAAATTGGTAGCCCAACAATAAATTTATCAGGATTAGTAACTGGTGTTACGTTAAATCAACAAACAAAATCTTTTATCGGTGCGGACGCAACCTTTACTATTACCCAACCTACAATTGCTCTTGCAACCGGCGCAACTGCGGGCACAGGGGTTATTTCTGTTGCTACTGGTATTACAAGCGCCAGCGCAAGCGGCGATAATGTTAATGCCGTTACTGGTTATGCTAATCCATCAACCGATACTTTCTTAAAAGGCGTTAAGGTGACTACACAACCCACAGTAACATTAACTGCAAATGCCGCAACCGATACCGGGCGTATTACTTATGTTGAAAGTGTTGGGGCTGCTTCTACAACCAAACTTTCTGCTAGTGCTTCTGGTGGGGCAGTAAGCGCTTCTGGTGATAATGTGACCGCTCTTACTGGTTTAGGTAGTCCTAGCACCAAATCTGCTATTGGTTCTAATGCTACTTTTACTGTTACCCAGCCTACGATTGCTTTGGGCACTAACAGTTCTAGTGGTACTGGCAAAGTACAAGTCGGTGTTGGCACAGGAACCGCTAGTACAACTAATACAGACTGGTTAAAGAGTATTAGCGTTTCTAATGAAACCTTAACTATTGGCGCCGCAACATTAGATACAACCTATCTTGGCGCCACCGCTTCCGGCGCGAACACTGCTTGGAACAGTAAAGATGCGGTTACTGCGGTTACAGGATATGCGTCCCCAACAACCGATACTGTAATTGGTACGGCTTCTACATTTAATGTAACTAATCCTACCGTTACAATTGCGAGTGGCTCTACGGGAGATGTCACTGTTGCTACTAGTGGCGGAACCGCTACTACTAAATATATGAGTGCTAGTGCTAGCGGTACAGCAGTTGGCGCAAATGGCACTGGCTCTGCTATTACCGCCCTTGGTATTCCAACAACTGATGAAGTTCTTGGCTCTGGTAGTACAATTACTGTTACTCCTACAACTACAAATATTAAGGCTACTGCTAGTGGCGCTAATACTGCTTGGAATAGTAAAGATAGTGGCACAGGCTTAACTTCTGATACAACAATTACTGTAACAACTCATAGCTAATAGGATGTGATATTATGGCAACACATACCATTAGTAAAATAGAGTTACCAAACGGTGATATTTGTAATATAAAAGATACTGATACTACTTATACTTTTGCGGCGGGTGCCTCTACCAATCAAATTACTATTACAACCATTCCGAGTTCTGGAAGTTCGTCTACTCAAACAGTAACGTTGCCTGGGGTTGAGGTGGTGAGATTGATATGAGTGTTTATTTAGGAAAGAATAAGGTTGATGTGAATGTAAAAACTACTAAACGGTCCGTCCCTTCCAAGGATGTGGACTTCTACGATTACGATGGGACGCGCGTCTACAGCTATACCGCCTCAGAGTTCGCCGCGCTCACCGAGATGCCCGCGAACCCCGACCACTCGTACGACGCCGTACCGTTGACAAGCCAAGGATGGAATTGGAGCCTGACGGACGCCAAGGCGTACGTCGCTGACTACAAGATGCTGGACATCGGGCAGACGTATGTGCCGACAGATGGCAAGACGCACATCGCCATCAGCATCCCCAATGCGGACGCATCCCGCCGCGTGATGACGCTGGTGTTCTATCAGACGTCATCGAACGGCGTCACCGTGGACTGGGGCGACGGCAGCGCGACGGAAAAGCAGTCAGGCACGGGCAGCAAGACGTTCACGCACACCTACGCTGCGGGCGACTATGACATCACGCTCGACTGCACGGCGGGCAGCTATTACTTTTCCGGGCCGGCAGTTGGTTCATCTTCTACTTCAACTGCACTCAACAAACTAAGTTTGATACAAGAGATTCGTGTTGGAAACAACTGTACAAAATTCGGGGATGGCGCACTAAATAATATGTGGAAACTGAAGTATTTAGTGTTGTCAAATGCAGTTACAGCCTTTGGAGAGTCGTGGATAAGATATTGTTACAACCTACAACATATAAATGTGCCAAGTTCCGTTGTATTGGGTAATTCCACACAGAGGCAGTTTACTGGCAGTTATACCGCGAAACACATCGTAATTCCAAAGTTCAACTCAACAACGTTTCCGGGGTTTACATATTCAGCTACGTATTGTGCACAACGATTATTTTTTCCACCAAACATCACATACATCAGTCAATATGCAATCAGCGGCAACTATTGTACGACAGTCATACATGTGCCAAAGGGTGTAACGACTTTAGAGAACTATGCCTTCAACGATGTCACGGCAGTAAAAGAATATCATTTCTACAGCACTAACCCACCGACGCTTAGTGGCACAAGCGTATTCCAGACGCTTGCCAGTGACTGCATCATATACGTCCCGCGCAGCGAAAACCAGACCGTTCTCAACGCCTACAAGACCGCAACCAATTGGTCTACCTACGCCAGCCATATACAAGAAGAACCAGAATAAGGAGGTGTTTAAATGGCGCTTTTAAACAAAGTAGTTTATCTTTCTGATGAACAGGCTTCATCTCTTTTTGAAAATGATACCATTACTGTTGATGGAGTAACTATCAATTATAGCGATAATGATTTATATATTACTCCTGCTACCGAGGATAGCGATACCACCTACACCTTCACTAATGGAACTAATGGCTTCACTGTAACTCCCAGTAATGGCACTGCGCAAACTGTAACCGTTACCCCTAGTATCACTAACAATATTACTGGTAGTGGTACTAGCGGTAATTTAGTAAAATTTAATGGGACAAATACAATTACCGATGGTCCCGCATTTGATGGCTCAACTACCACAAAAGCTCTAACCCAAAAAGGCACGTGGGAAACATTCTTACAATCCCACCAAGATATAACTGGAAAAGCAGATAAAAGTGCGACCGTTTCCACGCTCACGTGGGATAGCACAAATAAAAAAATTACTAAAACAATAAATGGAACTACTACTGATGTAGTACAATTTATACAGGGTAGTAATGTTACGTTAACTGGTGCGGCAGGAAGCCTAACTATTGCGGCAACAGGTGGAACAAGTGCTTCTGCTATTAGCAGTGCGGACATCGCTGATTTAATTGATGATGTTTTTGGTACTTCAAGTGGGACTTAAAGGAGGTAATGGAGATGCCATTTTTAGATGAAACTGGATTAGAACAAGTTTTGAATGGAATAAAAGATAACACTCTTCCTTTTACGGAAGATTTAGTGTTTGATGAAGATAAGAAATTAACTGCCATAGTTATGGGTAATGTTCAAAGTAATATAGATGAAAATGGTTGGGTATGGACTGAAACAGATAGTTATACTCCAGTAGATGATAATGAATATGCCAACGATACAAGTAATGCGGATTATATCTATGAATATAAGCCTGCGCAAATTGAGTATAGTACGAATGAGGTCGATACTGGAAACAAGTGGATTGATGGAAAGCCGATTTATAGAATAGCCTTAAATTGGAGTGGGACGGCTACAAAAAATACTAGTTTTTCTGTATCTAATTTATCTATTGAATATCCTATTAATTTATATGGAATTGCGGGTTTTATTGATAGTAATACTCAATACTATATAACATTACCAGATGTACAAACAACCGCTGCCGCAGGCGTGCCTCTTATGTATAATCAAACAGCAGAAAGTATTAATGTAGGAAGTACATCATCAACACGCGCGACACTTACTTATATTCATCTTATTTTAGAATATACCAAAACAACTGATACAGTCTAATGGGGTGATAATATGACAATAACAGTTAACAATTATCACCCCGGTTCTTATGTTCCGGGCGAAGTAATAATGATGGATATAACACTAACAGACCCCGACGCCACTTTTTTATCGGCTTCATTTGACTTATACACCTCGTATGAAAGTGTACCAAATAATGTTTTTACTAAAGTTAATGTTCAAAGAGCCACTATTACTCAAGAAGTTGAAGACCATACCATTAATGGAACTTTAACTTTTGTTTTAGATAAAGATAATATTATTAAAGAAATGGATGGATATGAGTTATTTGTTAGTTTAACTACATATACAAACGAAGAACACCCACTAGGCGTAATAACAGGGTATGTGGTTTCAGGTTCTATTGATGGGCCTACAAAATATTTTAGACCTTATACAACCACCATTTCAAATGCTACTTATCATGTTCCAAATATAATTTTTAACGTAAAACGTAAAAGCATAGGCATAGGATGTCTTGCGCGGCCACAAGCTCGTATTATTCGCTTTAATAACGGTATAACTAAATCGGGTTTCTATCCTGTTGGTTCACTATATTTTTCCATATATGATATAAATCCTACTAATTATTTTGGAGGTACATGGGAATTGTATTGTCCTGGCCGCGCATTAGTGGGGGTAGATGAAGAGGATGAAGACTTTTCTAGTGCCGCGAATGATTGGACAAAAGGCGAAAGAGAAGTTACATTGACTATTGATACTATGCCCGCCCATACACATTCTTGGCGTGATGAAAAAACAATGGGGGATGGTAGCTCTTATGCTAGAATGAGAGCCTTTACTGCTTATACTTCAAAAGGTTTTGCAACTTCCTATACTGGTGGAGATAGCCCTCATAATAATTTACAACCATATGTCACCTGTTATATATGGGTTAGAGTTGCGTGAGGTGATAATATGGCAAATAGTCCAACTTTTAATATAAATACTTATGGTGTGGGTATGGGAGTAATAACCTCTGGCGTAGAAAATGAACCACAATTAAATATAAATGACAATTGGATGGTAGAAAATTTTTTTCCAATTGGAACTATTCACTTAACAGTAGACTCAACTAATCCATCAGAATATTTTGGTGGCATATGGGAAAGATTTGGATTGGGACGCACTTTAGTATGTGTAGATGAAAATGATGAAACTGAATTATTTTCACAAGCATTATCAAAAGGCGGAGAAAAGAAACATAAACTTGTTACAGCAGAACTGCCGTCTCATAGACATCGACATAGTAATCAAGGCAATGATTTTAGTAGTGGTACTTCGCGTCGTTCTGCTGCAGCATTTAGTGGTACAATTAGATATACCAGTTTAGCAACTGGTGGGAATCAACCTCACAATAATTTACAACCATATATTACTTGTTATATGTGGGTAAGAATCGCATAGGAGGGAGAGTATGATACAAGAGTTTAATATAAATGAAAATTGGAAAGTAACTGGTATATATCCAGTAGGAAGTTTATATTTATCCCTTAATTCTACTAATCCCTCTACTTATTTTGGCGGTACTTGGGAGCGCTTTGCGAATGGACGTGTATTATTGGGAGTAAATGAATTTGATAGTGATGGAGATTTTTCTATAGCCGAATTAACTGGCGGAGAAAAAGAACATACTTTAACAATAGAAGAAATGCCTTCTCATACCCATGGTTTATCTTATTCTAGTCAAAACCGTGGCAACGGTAGTTTAGGACGACCTTCAGGTAGCTCTGGTAGTGCTTATATTTCAGAATCAATAGGAGGAAGTTTACCCCATAATAATTTAATGCCATATGCTACTTGTTATATTTGGAAGCGTATTGCTTAAAGGAGGAAATTATGTTAGGATTTTATTGTGATGTTTTTAATGATAATCAGGCTAAATTAATGGTTCAATATTATAATGAAGCAGATATGGAACCAGAAGAATTACAAAATATAAGAAATAACCCCTCATTTTATATTGGTGATACTATTAGTGGGGCTATAAATTATTTTAATTTATATACTAAAGATGACGGTTTATATAAATACACTCAAACAGAAGCCGCTTTAGATAATATAGGTATCTCTACTACCGAAGCCGCAGAGTTCAGAGAAAAAATAGATAGCATTCTCTCTAATTTAGACGATGAAACCGCCCTTGAAAACACCCTTCTTTATCCAAAATGGGTTACAGGAAAATCTTACGCGGTTGACGACAGAGTAAAATATAATAATAAACTATATAGAGTCTTACAAGCGCACACTTCTCAAGCTAATTGGACTCCAAGTGCGGCCGCAAGTCTATTTGCGCGCGTACTAGTAAATACTGATATTGAAGAATGGGAACAGCCAGATTCAACTAATGGTTATGCCGTAGGAGACAGAGTGCGCTATAAAGGGCATATTTATGAGTCTTTAATAAACAATAATGTTTGGTCGCCAGAAGGATATGCGCAAGGATGGCAATTAATTGAATAACCATTTGGCGCATAAAGCCATAATACCCTTATAACACTTTCACCTCTCTAATTGAGGTGATATAAATGAAACGTGTTATTATTGTCATGTTGGCAATAATTTTATTATGTTTTAGCGGTCATGCCGCTACTATAATAGATGAAGCAATACTACATTTAGATAAACCTTATAGATATGGTAGAGAAGGTCCCAATTCATTCGATTGTTCTGGCTTTGTTTATTATTGTTTTTTACAACAAGGAACAGAGATACAACGTGTAGCCAAAGACCAAGGGTATGATGATACATACTTAAAAATAGATAACATTGATAGTTTAATGCCGGGTGATGCGGTTTATTTTAACACTGTGCGTGATAAAGACGAATGCGACCATGCCGGTATTTATATAGGAAATGGCGACTTTATTCATTGTTCTTCGGGTCAAAGAAAAGTCGTTATTTCTACCTTATTAAATGGATATTATAATAGACGCTTTTCTTGGGGAAGGCGCATTATAAATAAAAAAGTGGAGGTGGTACAAGATGACTAAATATCTTGTCAATGCCACTGATTTAACTGCGATGGCCAGTATAATCCGCGCGAAAGGCGACACTTCTGCGGGATTAAGCTGGCCAAATGGATTTATTAATGGTATTCAAAATATTGAAGGAGGCCATGACACGGAGGATGGGATTATTCAGAGGACGATCAGCGGGGCGTATACGAATAGCAGGGTAACATTGATAACTCGCTATGCGTTTTACTATTGCTCCAACCTTACAGCCGTAAGTTTCCCATCGTGTACAGAAATAGGTTCCTATGCGTTTTACAGTTGCATCAACCTTACAGCCATAAGTTTCCCATCGTGTACATCAATAGCCGGCTATGCGTTTTGCAATTGCTCTAACCTTACAGCCGCAAGTTTCCCATCGTGTACAGCGATAGGTATCAGTGCGTTTTACAATTGCTACAGACTTACAGCCGTAAGTTTCCCATCATGTACAACGATAAGCTCCTTGGCGTTTTACAATTGCTCCAATCTTACAGCCATAAGTTTCCCATCGTGTACAGCGATAGGTATCAGTGCGTTTCACAATTGCTCCAACCTTACAACCGCAAATTTTTCATCATGTGCAACGATAGGTACTAATGCGTTTAGCGATTGCATCAACCTGACAGTCGTAAGTTTCCCATCGTGTACGGCGATAGACGGCTCTGCGTTTTACAATTGCTCCAACCTTACAGCCGTAAGTTTCCCGGTGTGTGCAACGATAAGTAGCTATGCGTTTCGAAGATGCTATAGGTTATTGTCTGCATATTTTCTTGGAACCAGTGTGCCTGAGCTTCAACATAGCAACGCTTTCCTCAGTACACCCATCGCCGGTTATACCAGTTCTACTGGCGGCGTGCTTGGCAGCATTTTTGTCCGCGCATCGCTGCTGACATCGTTTCAGTCGGCGACAAACTGGGCGTATTTCAGTGAACGTTTCGTCAGCCTGACGGATGAAGAAATCGCAGCGCTAAATACTTAATACCACCCAAGGAGTTAAAGGAGGATTTTATTATGAAATTACAAATTTTAGTCCCACAATACAAAGAAACAGATGACATCTTAAAGCCTTTACTCGATAGTATCGCAATTCAACAAAGTATTGACTTTAAAGAATTAGGAGTAATTATTTGTAATGATGGGAGTGATACTTTTCTATCTGACGAGTTATTAAATAATTACCCTTATACTATCGAATATTATAAAGAACCACATCGCGGTGTATCTGCTACGCGCAACGCTTGTTTAGACCACGCCACGGCAGACTATGTAATGTTCTGCGACGCAGATGATATGTTCTATAATGCTTGTGGCTTGTGGATACTTTTCCGCGAAATGAAAGTTGGATTTGATAGTTTAGTATCTGTTTTTGTTGAAGAAACTCGAAATCCCGAAACTAAAGAGGTAGAATACATTAATCATGAAATGGATAGCACTTTCGTTCACGGTAAAGTTCATAAGCGTCAATACTTAATAGACAAGAAAATACGCTTTAATGACAAATTAACTATCCATGAAGATAGTTTTTTCAACATCCTATGCCAAAATTTAAGCCAAAATGTGAAATATTGCCAAACCCCGTTCTATCTATGGAAATGGCGTGATGAAAGTGTTTGCCGCCATGACCCAAAATACATCCTTAAAACTTATGGCAATATGTTAGATAGTAATGATGCGCTTATTGATGAGTTCCTATCTCGCGCAATGTCAGATAAAGCGACTTTCTTTGCGGCCTTTATGATTTTTGATGCCTATTATACTATGAATAAACCAGAGTGGATAGACCAAGAAAATCAAGACTACCGTAATCAAACTGAACATCATTTTGCTAAATGGTTTAAAAAGCATAAGGATATGTGGGACAATATCCCAATAAATGATAAAATGATAATTAGTAATCAAGTTCGCAGCCGTAGTGTCATGGAAGGTATGCGTATGGAAGCAATTACTATTGATGCTTGGCTTTTACATATAGAAAAATTATAAGTAAAAGGAGGCACTTTTATGAATATTATGACAAAACGAGGCTCACAAGACAATGTAGTTACTTATGAGCATTATTGTGATACTGTTGCTGATATGGCAAATATCGACCCAAAATACATTACATTAGGTTCAGTATGTGTTGTGGTCGCAGGAGAAAATGATGATTTAAATATCTATATTGCTAACAGCCAAAAAGAATGGGTATTAGTATAAGGAGGACTGAACTATGGATATTCTCGATATTCTAATAGCAAAAAAGAAATCCTTTACTGGAGAAACCGAAACATTAGTTAATCGGGCTAAAAAAGCCATGAATGACGCTAATGATGTAATAGAGAGAGTCAGTGAAGTAGAAGACGCGGCTGAGGCCGCTGCTGCTTCTGCCGCAGACGCAGCAGAAGAATGGGCTGAAATGCGCGAAGATATTACTTCCGCTGCGGAAACAATTGTAGATAGTAAAATCGCAGAACTAGATATTCCAACCGAAATAGTTGAAAATATACAAGTATCTGACTCTAATACTTCTTCTATTAAATCTAAAATTCTAAACTTCTGGAAAAAGGGGCAGCAAACCACCGCTACCATTGTAAAAAATTATACTGCTACTGGACAAAATGAGGACGGCAGTATGACACAAAAAGCGATTACTGACGCTGTTAATTCAGCCTCCCCTAATCTTGGAATTGGTAATAAAGGAAAAATGACAAAAGTAGGAGCAGATGGAAAAATTGTTCATAGCACACTAACCGAACAGCAAATAATTGATGCTATTAATGGTGGTATGTCTCCTACTCCAACCCCTGATCCTGATAGTGATATATTAGGCATTGTAATTGATTATGAAAACAAATCTATTACTCGATGTGAAGATGCTTCTACATTAACACCCGGCGCAAATTTTGATGCTTATAGTATGTTTGGAGGTAGAAAGCGTTGTAATGTAAACGCCAACGGAACAATTACTGCTTGGTATGGAGATAGTGGTTTTAAAGAAGATGGAACAAATGGAGACGTTATGGTCTATCAGCCAAAGTTTTACTATCAACGCACTATTAATAAATATAGTAATGGGCTAGTGGGCAAAATAATAAGAAAAGAAACTTTGTTATTATCTGAAAAGGCAAGAACAGGATTCAAATTACATCCTCGTTTTAAGGACACCTCGGGCAATACATTAGAATATATTCTACTACCAGCATATGAAGCCAGTGCTTATGATATATCTAATACCGCTTTTATTAATAGTG